TAGAAGAGCACAAGAGCAAGCCAACCAAGAAGCAGAGACAAGAGCTATAGAAGCAGCTGCTTTATCTGAGACCCAGGAAGATACTGGTGCGGATATAATATTTGGTGCAGCTAAAGGTGGACGGACGTTACTACGTAGACGCCCGACACAAGGCCCAACAACAGGCCCTAGACCAAGGCTTACTGGATTAGGTGGTTTTGGTGGGGGAGACCCTGGCAGAGGCTATAACAATATGAGGCTGCTATGAGTACTTATCCAAGCCCTAAAGGAAACATTGGTCAAGTCTGGATGCAGATGTACCAAGAGAAGGGTGACTTACTAGAGCGCAGTGAAGCTTATGCTAGATGGACTCTAGCTAATATACTTCGTGCTGACAGAGAGACACACCAACAGAATACAGAGATGACTAAAGGTTCTGTGATGATGGGAGCTAAGTGGGTTAATCACTTAGCCAATAGGATAGTAGATGTATTGTTCCCCTTATCCAGGCCATTCTTTACTGTGTCTTTAACACCTAAAACTAAATTAAAATTAGAACAAGAAAATGGCCCAGACCAAATGGCTATTGTGAAAGAGCAGATAAGAGAGGCTACTACTAGGATAGAAGAAGAGGCTATAAGAAACCTTAGACTAGTAGAATACAGACCTGTAGCTATAGAAGCATGTAAGCATCTTATTATTACAGGTAATGCTTTACTTAGAAGAATGCCCTCAGGCAAAAGAATACTGTACTCTATTGACCGTTATGGAATTAGACGTGATATAGAGGGTAATGCCATTGAAGTTGTACTATATGACCGAAAGAAATATTGTACCTTTGACCCAGAAATGCAAGCTATGATTAGAGAAGTGCATCCTAAGGTTAAAGATGATGACAAGATGGAACTATTATCTCACTATAAACTGGAAGCTGATGGACGCTGGTGCTTTAAACAAGAAGTAGAAGGCGTAGCTATAGGTAAACAGGTTAAGTATGTTAAGAAAGACTTTGACTTACTACCGTTAGCCTGGAACTTACCTTCTGGATTTCATTATGCTACAGGTCTAGTAGAAGATAACTCTACTACATTCCATAAGCTAGATGTAACCACAGAAGCTCTTACAGATATGGTAGCTATTGCAGCTGATATTAAGTTCTTTGTTAGACCAGGCTCTGCCTTAGGTTTACAACTAAGAGAACTCAATAATGCACAGCGCGGTGCTTACTTTGCAGGTAATGCAGAGGACATAGCTGTACCAGAGATTAACTTACGTGGTGACTTAGATACTATAGCTAATATAGTAGCTAAATGGGAAGGTGATTTATCCAGAGTATTCTTATTATCCAATGTACGTGATGCCGAACGTGTTACTGCTGAGGAGATAAGGCTTGTAGCTAGAGAATTAGAGAGTTCCTTTGGTGGACTGTATTCTCAGTTAGCTCTACAATGGCAACAGAAGGAAGCTGACTACGCTTTATCTAAGATGAAGATAGGTTCTGTAGGTAATCTTGATAGCCAATTTGAAGTACTTGTTACTACAGGTATGGAGAGTTTATCTAGAGAAGGTCAGATTGATAACCTTAGATTAGCTATCAGCGACTTGCAGATGTTAGAAGCTGTACCACAGGAGATTAGGTCTATATTTAATCCAACTAGATTCGGACAGTTTATCTTTGTAAACAGGGGGGTTGCATTAGCAGACTTCTTGAATACTCCTGAAGAGCTACAAGCTATGCAACAACAGGAGCTAGAGATGGCTGGTAGACAAGCTGAGATAGATACTGCTGCTAGTGTAGCACAACATGCTGGTAAATCAGAAATAGATAATATGGACGGTCAACAATAGGAGAGTATATGACTGATGAAAGTAACCCACATTCAAATGTTTCAACTGAAGAGCGTAAAGCTGCTGAGGTAGCTGAACAAGCAGCTGCTAAAGAAACCCCAGTTGAAGAAACCCCAATACAAGCTGTGTCAAATACAGAGGCCAAGGATAAACCTGTAGACCCTGAAGCAGATGCAGCTCTAGTAGAAGATGATAAAGAGGAAGCAAAGCCTGAAGACGGCGAAGCTCCTCTTGATACACAAGCTTGGGGAGATACAAATAGTGAAGTAGGAAATAGTGTTCTGAGATTAATACAGAACGCTGGAGGAACACCCGAACAGGCGAAGGCATTATTGTTTGACGCTGTACGGGATAATGATATGTCTAAGATAGACAAAGCAGAGCTTACTAATTTAGTAGGTGAATCAAATGCTACAATCATTATGTCAGGTGCAGCCTCCTATGCTACAGAGATAGCTGCTAAAAACGTAGAGATAGCTAAGACAGTTAATGAAGCCGTAGGCGGTGCAGATAACTGGGAAGCTATACAGAACTGGTCAGACAACTCTGACTTACCTGATGCAGAGAAAGCAGAGTACAATGAACTCTTATCTGCAGGAGGTGCTAAAGCTAGGTTCGCAGCTACAGAACTATTAAATAAATATAATGCCGATTCTGGCAACACACAAATTACGGACACAAACCGAGTTGACCCTGATGTTGATACAACTACCCAGTCCGAAGCTATAACTGCACGTGAATATTATAAGCGTATGGCTATGGCAAACCGTAAAGGTCAAGATACAACAGCTATAAAAGCGGCAAGAGCAAAAGGCCGTAAGCTAGGTATCTAACCTATAAACTGGGAATAATCCCACAACATTAAATATAAGGAATTAATATGCCTATCCCTTCAGACTCAACTCACTTGAGTGCTCAGGCTACGTCAGAAATGATTGAAGAGTATGCTGGCGCAGTGGATTCACAATTCGCTAAGTCGTCCATCATGCGTGGCTTCGTAAACATAGATAACCTACAAGGTACAGACACAAAGATTAAGCGTCGTGTCGGACGTACCGTTCTTAAGAAGGTAGTAGCTGGTGTAAGACCCGATGCTGCTCCAACTTCATTCGGACGTACAGCCGTAACAGTCGATACGATTTCATTAGCTCGCGATAACCGTGACCTATTGAATGAGTTCCAAACAGACTTTAACGCACGTCAACAATTAGGTATGGACCACGGTAAAGAACTCGGTAAACTATTTGACCAAGCTCATATTATCGCAGCTATCAAAGGTGCAGCAGCAGCTGCTCCAACAGATGCCGATGGTACTAACTACAACGGTGCATTCGGTGCAGGTTCAACAACTACAATGACTGCATCTAATGATGACCTAGACCCAACTAAGTTCTATGAAGCTATTGCTGCACAGATAACAGCTATGGAAGAAGAAGACATTGACATTGAAGAATGCGTTGTGTTCGTACGTCCAACATATCAAGACGTACTACTTAATAATGACAAATTACTTAACCGTGATTTCTCTTCAGACAATGGTGACTTTGCAAACGGTACATTCAGAACGCTTAAAGGTGTTCCGATTGTGTCTACTACCAGAATACCAACTGCTGCTATTACTAACCATGTAATGTCTGACGCTAAGAACTCTAACTTCTATAACGTAAGTGCTGCAGAAGCTAGAAGTAAAGCTATCATTATGCACCCTAAAGCTCTATTCGCTGCAGAGACTATACCATTAACTTCTAAGGTATACTACGACGATAAAGAACTTCAGTGGTTCATCGATTCATACTTAGCATTCGGTGTTAACTATGACAGACCAGATTGCGCTCGCGTAGTCCGTTCATTCGACTAAATAATTAACGAGGCTCTCCTGTTTATTCGGGAGGGCCTTTTTTTGTTTTATAGATTCCTGGGCTTTTGCTCTCCGTGGGTTCGGGAATCTTTATAACAAAAAAGAAAGGGACTACTATGCCTACAACGGCCAACATTAAATTAAGTTTAATAAACAGTATGCTACGCACACTAGGGTCTGCTCCCTTAGCTGGTGCAGATACTTCGCATCCTGATTATATCACAGCTAATGCTGTACTAGAAGAAGTCATAGAAGATTTCTCAAGTAAACCGCTATGGTTTAACAATTCAATAGAAACTCTATCACAAGATAACGATGGTAGAGTTCCAGTACCTACTAATGCTGTAGCAGTTGACCCCACAGATGGGTCTAATCTAGCTGTCGCTGGTAACTTCTTATACAATGTAGATAAGAGAACAGACATTATAGGTAAAGATGTAGAGTGCTACGTTCACAGAGAAATAGAACTAGAGCTTATGCCCAGGGAAGCCCTTAAGTTTATTAGGGCAGCTTGTAGATTTAAGTTCTATGCAGACGAAGATGGTGGTATGCAAAAGTTACAAGTATATGCTCAGGCTGCACAGTTGTCAGAGCTAGAACTTAACTCTGTAAACATAGCACGTATGGATATGAACTTCTTTGCCTCAGGCTCTGGAAGAACATTCTTTATACCTAGACCCTCTAACTATCAACACATTGGTAGTAGTGCTGGTTCAGGTGGAGTTAAAACAATATTTCAAACTAGCTAGGAGAAGTCATGGCTGATACAAATACATTAGGAAGTATGTTGCAAGGTATTAGCCAGCAACCTCCTCACATAAGACGCGATGGTAAAGTAACAGAACAAGTTAACTTAATGTCAGACGTTGTAGAAGGAATAAAAACTAGACCAGGTTCTAAATTACTAGGTGTTATAGAAGAAGGTACTGAACAGGTTATAATATATAAGCCTGGTGCAACAGGCCCTGCTACTGTGTATACAGGATTTAGAACTGGTGGTAAATTCTATACATTTACAATGGATGGTAACACTTATCAAATAGGTATAAGTAAATTTGGTATAGAGATACTAAATCAAGAAGGAACTGTACTTACAACAAACTTAACACAAGCTGCTGAGGATTATATAAATGATATACAAGAAGACTTAGCTGTATATGTTTATGACAATGGTGAAGAAACAGTTGCGTATGTATTAAACAGAAACAAAGTAGTCGCTATGGATAACAGTGCTGCTACTATTGCAGCTCAAGAAGCTGAGGTAGTTAGAGATGTAGGATTAGTAACTTCTTTAGGAGGACAGTTCTCACATACCTATACAGTAAATGTATCAGCTGATAATAACGTAAACTTCAGTGGTTCTTATACAACACCTAACGGAACAGGTTCAGGCCATGCAGCCGAAACAACTTCTGATTATATTGCAAACCAACTAAGAATTTCTTTAGCAGCATCTGCTCCTGTAGGTGCTACTATAGCAGTAAGTGGTTCTGTTGTATCTATTACAGGTCTTCCTGGGATAACTATTACAGTATCAGATGGTGAAGGTGGTGCTACATTAGTAGAATCAAGTAACGTAGCTAAGAACACAGACAAGCTTGCTAACACAGCACCACACGGTACACTAGTTAAAGTACATGGATTAGACGGAACAGCAGATGATTTCTGGATGCGTTTTGAATCTAACTACACTAATACAGTAGGCTCTGGATTTGGAGATGAGGGTATATGGAGAGAGTGGTATAACGTATCCGAAGCAGCAGCTTTAGATGCTGGAACTATGCCAATGAAAATGACTCCTAATGCTGCTGGAACTATTATGAATATAGATGTAGCTCCTTGGACACGGCGACGTGTAGGAGATTCAGAGACTAATCCTGCACCAGCATTCGTAGGTAAAAAAATAAAAGATATAAGTGGCTTTCAATCTAGACTTGTTACTGTAGCAGGACCTGTTACTAACTTCTCTGTTACTAATGAACCAACAGACTTCTTTAAGAACTCTGCTGTGGCTGAGATAGCAACTGACCCGATAGAAATAATATCAACAACTGCTGATGAGTTCAGTCTTTTGTATATAGTACCTTTTGATAGGGACTTAATATTGTTTGGGGATAAAGTACAGTTCCTTGTTCAAGGCGGCAGTGCATTAACTTCATCTAACGCTTCATTAGTACAGACAACTGCTTACGATATACAAGATGGCGTTAGACCTGTAGCTACAGGTAGAACAGTTCTGTTTCCATTCTCTATAGGAGAATACGGAGGAGTAAAAGAGTTCTATACATCTGGTAACATAGAGGCTAATCAAGCTATATCAATTACATCTAGTGTACCTAAACTTATAGAGGGTACTATAGAACAGATGAAGTACTCTGATACTGCTGATACATTACTTATAAAGTCTAACTTAAATAAGTGGACATTGTATGGCTACAAACAGTTATGGGATGGCGAAAAGAAACTACAATCCGCATGGTTTAAATGGGAGTTCCCTGGAGAAATAATTAATTATAACTTTGATAAGAATAAGTTATATGTATTACACTTTAAAGGTGGAGTAACTAGTGGGCATTACGGAGAAGTATGTCAAGTTGTATTAGACTTAGATAGTCCTAATGCAATTGGATTAGATTATCCGTTAGCTCTAGATTCATATGAAATATATAATGGAGATGGTACACCTGATTACGGTGTTAGTATGGGCAGAACTAATATGCCTAACTATACAGACCCAGATGGTTACGTTTATTCTGTGTATCAATTCCTAGATAACAACCTAGTTATTATACAAGGTGCTGGGTGTGATAGTCCAGGGCAACCTGCAGAACATTTAACACCTACTGCTAGTGCATCTAATACTTATACAGATGGTACTGCTATGTGGTATGACTATAAGTTTCCTATTGCTACTGTACCTAAGAACTCTACACTATACGCAGGTTATGATATAACCTCTACATTTAAACCTACTATGCCGTTTATACGTGATAGTAATAACATAGTAATAAGATTTATAAGGTTAGTTATATCTAAGTTTATAGTTCATTTTAACAACAGTGGTCCTATGACTGCTACCGTAGGTAGTAAGTATAGAAGCGCATCTGCACAGATAACATCTGTACGTACTTTGTCTAACGATGGAGTAGGATTAGCGTTTGACCCAGACGACCCTGAGGGGGACGGAATAAAGAGTGGAAGTTTTGATGTTCCTTTTAGAGAACAATCAGATATTTCTGAATTAACAATTACCGCTAATGGTGGTGTACCTATTAACATAAATGAAATAGAATGGGTAGGCCAAGTTCGTGGAGGAAAAAGGAGGTTATAATGTCACCAGCATTATTACAGGCAGGTATAAGCGCTGGTTCAGCGTTAGCAGGATACTTCCAGGCTAAAGAAGAAACTAAACTTAAACGTGAAAGCCAACGCCATAGAAACGCTATATTAAAATTAAACTCTAATTTGAAAAGAAACGCATTAGAGTTACAAGAAATAGACGCGCGTAACATTAACAGGGATATAGATAAACAACTACAGCTTCAGAGTATGCAAGCAAAGGCAGCAGGAGAAGTTTCTTCTGCAGCCGCAGGGGTCTCAGGAGGTTCTGTTGAAGCTGCTATGAGAGGCTTAGAAAGAAACGCTATGTTTGCTCAAGCAGCTAGAATGAGAAACACTTCTACTACGTTTAGAAAGTTAGGCCAACAACGCAGAAACATTAACGTAGGAGAAATACTAGGTGAAGATAGAACAGTTATTCCAGGACCTAGTGTAGGTAGTTTACTACTAAGTATGGGAACAGCTGCTGTAGATGCGTATGGAACAAATACTCAGTTTGCCAACCCAGCACTTAATAAGTTTTTTGAAGGAAGGAAATAGATATGTCTACTCCTAGAAGACAAGTTATAGAATCTAATATAGAAAATTCTTTACAAAGAGAACAGGAAGCACAACAAGCTCCTGCTTTTCAGTCAGGCACAGGTACAGGCCCAATATTAAATAATTTTACATCTCAAGCTTTAGGACAGGTGCAAGGTTATTTAACTCAAGGTGCTCAAAATATTGTTAGTCATAAACAAGAAGAGCAGTTTATAAGTGGTGCTATGGACTACCTACAAGGTAAAAGTGTAGAAGAGTTACAAGAGAATTCAGGTAGAAACTTGCATAGAAATAAAGGCTATATGGTATTAGATGTTAATAATAAATTTACATCTTTTTTAAATGAGTTTAAAAATAAAATAGGTACAGATTATTATTCACAGTCTCCTGAAGAATTTAAGGAAACATCTTCAACACTTTTTGGAGAACAACTTAAAGGTTTAGACCCATTAACAGGTAATATGTTTAAAGAAAAATTATTGCCTATGCTTCCACAACTTACTGAAATGCATATGGTAGCTCACGATAACTTTAATACAGGGGAAACTATTAAAGCAGTAAAGGAAACTATTGGAACTATAAATAAAAATAGTAGTGAAGACGATGTTCTTCAAACTATGTTAGACATAAAGGCTACAACAAGCTCACTAAATCCTGAACAACTAAATGCTTCTATAACTAATGGCATTTTAGAATCGTTAGTACAAAATGATAACCTTTATTCTTATCAGGCTTTTAGAGATAGTATGTATTGGAAAGACTTGCCTCTGGACCAAAAAAATAGTCTTAGTAGCGCATATAGTAAAACAGTAGGGAAAATTATTTCTAAGTTTGATTTAGAAACAGAAGAAAAATTTAACGCTATTATAAAAGAATACAATAGTATTAATGGTTCTATGAATGATACAGCCTTTAGAGATGCAATGTTGGGTGTATTTAAAGAACAAGGTATACGGAAAGAAGATATTCTTTCTTCTTACTTTGATACAAAAATAACAGAAAAAAAGGCTAACGTAGAAAAACTTAATATAGTAAACTTAAGAAATGCTATGATTAAAGACACTAATTATGACACACAAAGGCTTGCAGAAACATTATCTATTCATCTAAATCAAGAAAATAAAACATTAAACATAGAAGGTATTGGAGAGGTACTTAATGGAAAGACCCCTTATAATATTGGATTAGCCGATGAAGATTCTAAAGGAGTAGATGATGTATCTATAGCTATAGCATCAACAAAATTTTCAGCGGAAGAAGTTAATGCTTGGTCTGAGAAAGGTGGCCCAGATGGAGAGATACAAAAGTATATCTCAACGTATTACGATAGGAAATTAAAAAAACCTATTACACAATATAATGAAGAAATAGAAAGAGTAATGGCGTCTACTGCAGACCAAATTAAAGACCTCGGTAACTTAGAATATGGAAACTTTACTAAGACAGTTAATGAGTTAACATTTAAATATGGTAACGGTATGATTACTGAAAAAACTCTTGAGGAAGGATTAAAAAAAGCTATTGCTGCTCCTAACCTTCCTGTAACCCAAGCCATGTTTGCTTTAGGTCCTAATATAAAATCTAATCGTAGAGATAAACTTTATCAAGACCAAGTAAGAGAAAAAGTAACCCGCCTAAACAATGACTTAGCTGGTATTAATACTGAGTATAACGAAACTCTTACAAAGTTATTTAAGGATACTATACCTGAGGTTGAAGATATTGATGAAGTAAAACAAACTTACCAGGCTAAGGTATTAAACGCAATTCAAGATTCAAATTTAGACCCTGCTATTGTTAATAAAGCTGTACCTTTAGTACAATTAGAAAACGCAATTAGCGCCGCACAAAAAGAAAGAGCGTATCAAGAAGTAATTTTAAAAACGTCAAGACAATACCAAAAAACAAATGGTGACTTTCCAAAAGATAAAGATGGTCTTTATTTAAACGCTTCTATATTAGACAAAGGTTTTAATGAGCAGCTAAATAGTAATGTTACAAATCGTGTAGCAGAAGAATCAACTAGACCTATTCCACTAGCACCAGCTTCTGAAGGTATATCACCTCTTGATGTAGCAGACACTATTATTGACACAAAGTATATACCAAATAAATATAAAAGTCTAGGTATTTCTGATATAATTTTTAATGCAAGTGACACAGAATTAGATGTGTCTGCGGCAGCTAGAATACAAAGCGAGTCAATTCTTTATAGTGCACTAAAAAAAGAAGGATATCCCTATCTTGCTCAACAATTAGGTACTGCTAAAGACCGAGCTTTATTAGAAACTTTAGAAAATAATAGAGAACTTTCAGGAAGTTTTGAAGGCGCTCTACGTGAAACTATTGCTTCAGGCTCACAATTAAATCCTGTAGTCTATAAAGAAGTTATTACAGAACTAGATGAGTTTATTGAAAACGAGTATAAATTAAGTGACCTTATTATATCAGGTGATAACACTGATTATATTACATCTACACTTCATATGATAGCTGCAGAGACTCTGATAAAAGATAGTGGTGGAAAAAAATCACAGAGTATGAAGACTATTAAAAAGAGACTTAGTAATTTTATGAGAGATAATGTAGTCACTGTTAAAGACTCGGGTGTTACAAGCACTTTAATCCATAAAAACCCAGATGAATCTTTCATGGGTTATATGTTTCAGGGAGCGTATGCAGACGTTATTAAACCTAAAGCCGTTCCTGATATAGTTAGAAAATTCTTAATAGACAAAGAAAGTACATTAGATAAAGAAAAGAAAGACGTAACAACTACTTTAACAACAAAAGTAAAAGTCGTAGATTCTTTATTTAAAACTGTGGGTATTGGAGAAGCAAAGGGCAATATATTTAGTAGAAACATGGGTGTTAATATTACGTATAATTCTAAGGTAGGTACGGCGGTTGTAAGAATGCAACCTGCTTATGCAAGTAAAGCAGAACAAAGTGCTTACATTGCTAATGGAGGAAAAGTAACTTTAGATGTAATAGACTTACAAGAAGTAGGTAAATGGTATACAAAAACATATAAAGACGAGCTACTAGCAAAAGTAAAGCGAAAGCAGAAAAGACAGCGAGGAACTGTGGATGCTATGTCTTATACTGTTTTTGGTATGTTATAGTTAATTATATATTAGAGAAGGAGTATTCCTTCTCTTTTTACTTAAGGAGGTTTTATGCCTAAAGAATTAAATGAAGAAGAAGAAGAAAAAACTACTTTTAGTTTAGTGTCTGACGAAATGGGTAGCGTAGGAACTAGAAACTTTCAAGCCCGTGTAGACGAACAAGTAGGGTTTTTGGGAAATGTTGGTTTAGGGGTTGGATATGCTTATAAGTATTTAGAAAGAAAAGTAAGAGATGAGTCCCCTAAAGCGTTTGAAAAAAGGAAGATTGATTACGACCCCAATGAAAATGGCACAGGTCTTTCTAAAGAAGGAGTAGACTTTATAAACGCCGTTGGAAAAGGGCTAGTTAATATTGAAACTATATTTGACCTTAACTCTCCTGAATTTATTGACCCTGATTTAGATTTAGAAGAGATATACGACGAGGCTACTGAAGGTATCCCAACAAAGTATCACGTTGATATTTTAGCTTACGGTAATAGAGCAGGTATTATGAGGGCTAGGCAACGTGTTCTAGATGATATGCAAAGGCATGACATAATGAGTAAGCAATTTGGTTTTACTGTTACCCAAATGGCAGGTTCTTTAATAGATGTAGACTTACCCCTTATGCCCTTCTTTGGCGGCGGTAAGTTGTTAACAACTACAGGTAATGCAGTTCTTAAACAGAGTATTAAAACAGGTCTTGCATCAGGTACTGCGTCAGGTGCTTTAATAGGCGGTGTTATAGCTACTAGTAAAGAAGGTGCAGGTGCATCAGACGCTATGTTGTTTACAGCATTAGGTGCTATAACAGGTGGTGTTATGGGTGCAGGTACTGGTGCTATAGGACAAATGTACGCTAATAAATTAACAAAGTTAGGTGATGATTTAGTAGAACGTGTTTCTAAAGAAGGGGAAGGACCAGATGGTGTTGTTACTCCTGAAACAGCAGTAGTTCCACCTAAAGTGAATGAAACCTTTAAACCCTTGCCTACGGGAAAAGATACTATAAAAGGAGAAATTTTTGAAACACCTAAGAGAAAGAAGGGTGAACCTAAGCGTACTAAAAGAACAAGTTCTGGCGGAGAATCTTTAAGTAAAACTTCAAATGATGTTATAGATAATGTTACTAAGGATTTAGATAGTATAGACTTTCTTAAAAGAAGAGTGGAAGCAACAAAATCTGCAGCGTTTTATATAGCTTCTATTCCAGGAGTAATGAGAGCTTTTGGTGTAGGTCTAGGTTTTAAAATGTTTAAATCAGATGCGTCAGTACTTCAATTGGATATCTGCAAGAGTTGTAGAAGGTAACTTTTGGGTTAGGTATGGTTCAAGTACATCTTCAGCCTTTGATAATCTTATTACAATGAAAATATTAGAACATATAAGAGACATAGATAACTTTTATTTAGCTTACAAAAAAGTAAAAGGACAAGAACCTGAAACAAAAAGAGGTTTACCTATAGTAGATAAAAACACTAAGAGAGAAGTAAATAGATTAGTATTTTTAGAAATGGATGCTAGAAGCCGTGGTGGAACTTTTACTGACGATGTAAATGTATTAAAAATTGCTGATGCTGTATCAAAGTCTATGCAAGAAGCAGCAGATAGTGCACAAGCTAAAGGCATGAACCCAAATAAAAGTGTCCGTGGGTCTGGAAGTATGACTAAAAAAGGATACATTCCTAAAGTCTTTACAGGTAGAATAGGAGATATTATTAGAAGAGCGCCTGAAAATTTAAAAGCAGCTACTAGGTCTGCCTTTGTTAAAGGCCTTGTCTGACAATTATATAAATATAAACCCTGCTTTTACAAAAGAAGTAGCAGATTCTTTAGCGGAAAGTATTGTTAAAAGAAGCTTAGATAAAAGTTCTAACTTAGATATTGATATGGGTGCAGGAAGTTTATTAGTAGGTGACGGTAGAAAAATGTTACAACAAACTTTAACAGAGTCTGGCCTTTCTGAAAAACAAATAAAATCTTTTATGAAAAAGCTTGAGACAAGTATTAGAGAAAAAGGTACAAAAGACTTTACAAAACAAAGAAACGAGCTAGATTTATCTGCAGAGATTATGTTACCTACTGGAGAAAAAAGTACAAATAGTAGATTTAATTAATACTAATCTTCAAGAAGTAACTCAGAGATATGCGCGTAAAGTATCAGGGTCTTCTGCTTTGGCTATGGTTGGTATAAGAAGTTCAGATGATATAGAAAAAATTATTAAAGCTGCTTTAGATGAACAAGATTCTTTAGGAATACCTTTAAATAAACAGGTAAGTAGAGAAGAGCTTACTTCTATATTCTCTCATTTTACAGGTGGTCCTGTTCAAGGATACGGTAAACTTTTATCTGCTGGTAGTTTAGAAGCTCAAGGTGCTTTAGTATCTACCATGAAGAGAGGCGCTAACTTTGCGTACCTTGACCAGATGGGGACCTACTCAGGTTATTGAATTTGGAAACCAGATAAGTACTTATGGCGTAGCTTCTTTCATTGAGCGTGGAATTAAACCTATGTTTAGTGGCAAGTCTAGAAAAGAAATGAACGCTTTTTTAGAAGACGTTGCGTTTTTGTCAGGGGATATGAGTTTAGAACATAGAACTCTAGCAATGCACAGAAATCTAGACGACTTTAGTACTAAAGAACGTGGACACTTTATGGATAAGCTTGTAGAGTACGGGGGAAACATGCAGTACTTGCAAGCGTATGTATCAGCTTATAACTTTGTTAGAAAAACTCAACAACGTATTTCTATGATGGGTGCTGCTGACAAACTATTTAGAACCGTATATAAGTCAATGGATAAAAATGGTAAAGTTGTAATGTCTAAACAAAATCAAAGAAGAATGCTTGATGGATATAATGCAGACTTTAATAGATTACAACAGTACGCTGACCTTATATCAGATGGTACAGTACAAATGCGGAAGACTGCGTTAGGATTTAGCTTTACTAATAAACTAAATTCTCAAACATGGTCTGATGAATTAGCAAAAGAGTTCGGAGCTAGTATACATCTAAATGTAAACCAGGCTATACAAAAAGCTATGGCAGGAGAACAAGACCCTTGGATGTTTACTAGAATAGGAAGTCTTGCAACACAGCTTGTAACTTTCCCTATGCTTGCATTTAATAAACAATTTTTAAGACAGATATATATGAAAGATGTTGAATCTATTACTGCAACATTATACAGTTTAGGAGCAGCTGGTGCGGTATCTGTACTTAAAGATAAGCTTAATCAAAGAGAACCAAGAAGTACTGCAGAACATGCTATTAGAGCGGTGTCATATTCTAATGTATTGGGCTGGCTTCCTATGAATACTAACGTTATAGGAACTATATCAGGCATAGATGAACTTAGGTTTGCTAATAAATATACAGACCAAGCAGGTCTTACTCCTGTGGCTGTTAAGTGGGGAGAAGACCTTATGAGAGTTTTACCTGCTACGGCAGCATATATAAAAGGAACAGCTGATAATAAAGATAAGAGTGCTTTTAATGCTTTACCTTATACAGGTGTTGTTGGTTGGACTAGAGCTATAAATAACGCTGGTACTCGTAATGTAGATAAGAAAACAGAAACAAGTATACTTAATGCTATGAAAGATATTGATAAATTTTATGAAAACCCTCAGTCCTTTAACTTTAAAGAGTTATGGGATGATACTGATGGTACAAGTTTATCATACTTAAAAGACATGTTTGACTAATAAAATACTGGGGGGCCATAAGGCCCTCCTCAACTTTAACTAAAGGAGGCTAGATTGGCCCTAACTACAGTGGAATACACATACTCAGGACAAGCGTCATTTGCTATCCCTTTCTCATTAGGTATACTTAATAGAGCGTATGTAACTATTCAAATAAACAATCAGGTAGATGGTTCAGGCGACCCTCTTTACTATACTAACTTTACCTGGACTAGTGACAGTGAAGTTGTAATAAACGGACTAACTAACGGAGATATAATTAAAATAGCTAGAACTATCCCTAGTAATTTGTTGCTATCAGATTACACGGCAGGTTCTAACATAACAAGAGATAACTTAAACATAGCTAACAAGCAGCTTATAATGCTTATACATGAAGTGTTAGATAAGAATGTTACTCAACAGACTAAGCTAGATACCATTGAATCAGGAGCTACTGCAGACCAGACTGCTGCTGAAATAAAGACAGCTTACGAGAGTAATGCTAACACTAATGCATTCACAGATGCAGACGAGAGTAAGCTAGATGGTATAGAGGCTGGTGCTGATATAACAGATACAGCTAATGTAACTGCAGCTGGTGCTGTAATGGATTCTGAAGTAACAGACCTTGTAGGTATTAAAGCTGTTACTGTATCTACTCTACAAGTAAAACCTGCTGAAGGTGCATTCGTAGATGGAGATAAGACAAAGCTAAATACTATAGAGACTAATGCTGATGTTACTGACACAGCTAACGTAGTAGCAGCTTTAACTGCAGGTACTAATATAACTATAGCGTCAGATGGTACTATAGCTTCTACTGCTACAGGCGGTGGCGGTGGTGTATCTGATATAGTAGACGACCTTACTCCCCAGCTTGGAGGAGACCTAGACCTTAATAATCAGGATATAACAGGTACAGGTAATATAAGTATTACGGGTACAGTTAACACTAGAGATATGGCTGTTGATGGCGCTAAGCTAGATGCAATAGAAGCAGGTGCTACTGCTGACCAAACTAAGGCTGATATAGATGCATTAGGATTAGATTATAACAATCTAGTCAATACACCTACTATACCTGGTTCTGGGCCTTCTGGATACGCTACTGAGTCTTATGTAGACACAGCAGTAGCTGACATAGTAGACTCTGCTCCTGGTACGTTAGATACGCTTAATGAATTAGCACAGGCTTTAGGGGATGACCCTAACTTTGCTACTACTACAGCTACTAACCTTAGTCAAAAGCTACCTAAAGCTGGTGGCACTATGACAGGTAAATTGACACTTGAATCCTCAGACCCAGAAATATTTCTTGTAGATACAAATACGAATGTAACTACGAGTATTGATGCCAACTCTAGTGCTGGTTCATTACAAATCCACGTTGATAAAGACGAAACAGCTTCAGACCCTAAATTTATTGTTAATGTTGGTTCGCAAAACAATGTTTTAGTTGCTAAAAGCACTGGTATAGATGTGACAGGTAATGTAGACTTGCCAGACAACGGTAAATTATTACTAGGTGCTTATGATGATTTACAAATCTATCACGATGCTAGTAACTCATATATTAGAGATGTAGGAACAGGTAACTTATTTATAGATGCTACAAGTTTACGACTAAGAACAGGTGCAGGAACTGAAACATATTTGACAGCAGATGGTAACGGTTCCGTTGATTTATATTATGATAATAGTAAGAAGTTTGAAACAACATCAACTGGTATAGATGTAACAGGTAATGTCAATTCTACTGCAAGTTTAACCTTTGGTTCAGGCGGTGCGTATGAAGCGGGTTCTATTTATTCTGATGCAAATTGGGGTATGATACATCGTGCCTACACAGCTAGTCCCGTACAAGCAGACCATTTGTTTGTAAATAGTGCGGGTACGGAGCGTATGCGTATTGATGCTTCTGGTATAGATGTAACAGGTAATGTTGTAGGGGATGGATTAACCATAGCAGGTGACGCTACTTTTACAGGTGGTGGTACAGGCTCAATCGTTATTAATGACGAAGATAGTTCACTATGCCCTACTATGACATTCTTAAGAAATGGTGGCGGTACAACTACTAATGACTTTATTAAGTTCGAAAATAGTGGTGGCGAAGTAGCTAATATAGATTCTACAGGCGGTGCATTATTTAGGGAACTAAAAGTTAAAGGTTCTAACACACGTAGAATAGATATCTCTAATACCACATTAGCTGATACAGGTGAGATGGCTACATTACAGTGGGATAACAGTGCTAACTTTACGATACAAGGTAGAACAAGTTCAGGTAGCTTTGCTGCTAATTGGTATTCAATACAAACGTCAGATACTGATGGGCGTGCAGATGCACATATATTTTATACTGATGCTAGTACAGAACGTATGCGTATTAATAGTACTGGTGTGGGCATAGGTAGTACATCACCGAGTTCACTACTACATTTAGCATCGAACGCACCTTATATTACATTTGAAGATGTTGATAACAATCAAGATTGGCAGATACAGGCAACTGCGTGGTTTGCTATACGTGACCAAACTTCAAACGCAGAACGTATGCGTATTGATAGCTCAGGTAACGTAGGCATAGGGAATGCGGCACCGACTGCTAAGCTTAGTGTGGCAGGTGATATAGACGTTGCTAATGGAACAACATATACAACCACAGGTGACTTCTTAGCTAAAGTACAACAAAACTCTAACGCATCGGGCAAGAACGGGTTATCCGTTATGAATGCTTGGGCAAGTCCCACTTCAACAATATTTGAAGCGGCTATGGGTTGGAATGGTGTAGCGGCAGGTTATTATCCAGTTTTCACAATAGACGGATTAGGTAAAACTACTTGGACAGATAATGCTGGTAATGTTAGGGCTACCATAGATGGAAGTGGGTTAGATGTAACAGGTGGTATAGAAGTTAATAATTCTACTAACTACAGGGGTATTCATCTAAGAGGGAATGGCGCACCAAATGTTACGTTTGGAAGAAACAATGTAACTACAGCAGAATGGAAAGCAGGTATATCAGGAAACACAGGTACATCTTTCACAATCAGTGAGGGGACTGCGGCGGCATCAGAAAGATTAGTGATTGCTACAGGCGGTAACGTGGGCATAGGTACTTCAGCACCAAGCTATAAGCTTGATGTACGTGGTGCGGCTAACTCTGATGTTGGTATACAAGTTAAAGCATCAGGTACAGGTGATGTAGATGCAGAGCTTAGACTAGATGCGGCTGATACAGGTGAATCACTTGTTAGGTACGCAAGGGATGGAACAACACGAGCTGTATCAGAATACACAAATAGTAATGAATGGAACTTTACAACTTATAATAATGATAAGATTGACTTCCAGCCTAACAGTACAAATGTGCTTAGGTTAACAGATAATAATATATACGCTTATAAAACAGTTAATGTAACAGGTGACTTAACCGTATCAAGCACAATAGAAGTTGGTTCGTTAACTCCTAATCAAGATGGTGCAATTGAAGTTGGTGTGTTAGGGTTTGGTACACCCGCTATAGCATCTACAACTGATAGTACATTATTACGTAGTCACATTATATTTGATAACCCTAATGGTGCTGTTGGTAAGATTAACACAACAGGTTCACAGACTTTTTATGTAACTAGCTCAGACTATAGGCTCAAGACTGATATACAGCCTATGCAAGGGAGTATTGATAGGATAAAAGCACTGAAGCCTTGTAATTTCCAGTGGACACTTGATGGCACTAGAGTAGATGGCTTTATAGCACATGAAGCACAAGAGGTAGTACCAGAAGCTATTGTTGGTGAAAAAGATGCTACTAAAACTAACAAGGATGGTGTAGAGGTTCCAGACTATCAAGGTATTGACCAAAGTAAGCTTGTACCTTTACTTACATCTGCACTACAAGAAGCATTAGCTAAGATTGATGACCTAGAGTTACGCATGGCTAATTTAGAAAGTTAAACCAGGGGGCTTAGGCCCCCTATTATTAAAGGAGGCTATTGTGCCTAACTTACCTGAAGAGGATACTCAATTATATATGCTTCTTGGTTCTATGAGTGCTGACTTAAAAACTGTTCTTAATAAATTTACAGCAGTAGAAGAAAGATTAAACAATCATTCAAATAGAATCAAAGTATTAGAAAAAGCTAGTTATGCTAGGGCTGTAGTATATACAACTACAGTAACAGTAACACCAATATTATTTACTGCTCTTGGCTGGTTACTAACTAAAACATTTTTATAGGGAGATTATAATGGCAAAAGGAGCTGCAACAGAAAAGAATCTTGGTAACTTACATTCAACACTTACAACCATATTTACTAGAGTGTTACAGGGTTATCTAGATAAATTAGATAAAGCTCAGGAAGCATTTAACTCAGACGACTTTAACTCAGAGATAATGGGTGAACTAGAATACCTAAGTATAGAACCTAGTCCAGCTATGTTATCTGCTATAGCTAAGTTCTTAAAAGATAATAGTATAAGTTATGATTCAGAACAGATAGACGAACTAAGTGAACTTGAACAAAGGCTTAAAGCTAAGAAAGCTAGTAGACCTGACTTCTCTAATGTTACTGCGTTACCTTTAACGGGTACTGAGTAGTATGGGGCGTGATGCTAGGGAAATGAATAAGGCAGACCGTATTAAGGAGCTGCTACTTATTCAGGAGGCTTACCCTAACTTCCAAGACTTTTTATACGACGTTATGGTTAATCTTATGGGATTTAACTGTACCAATAACCAATTAGATATGGCGAACTACTTACAGTACGGTCCGTTATATAGAATGATACAGGCGCAGCGTGGTCAGGCTAAGACCACGGCTACTGCTGCGTATGCTGTATGGAGACTAATACATAACCCGACAGCTAGGATACTTATTATATCTGCTGGTGATACAATGGCTAAGGAGATTAGTAATTGGATTATCCAGATACTAAATGGTATGGAAGAGCTGTCATGTATGCTGCCAGATAAGTCTGCAGGAGACAGGGCATCTGTTACTGCCTATGATATACACTATGTACTTAAGGGGCCTGAGAAGTCTCCTAGTGTAGCGTGTGTAGGTATTACATCTAACCTGCAAGGTAAACGTGCTGACGTACTTATTGCAGATGATATCGAGAGTGCTAAGAATGCTTTGACTGCAGATGCTAGGATGAAGCTTACGAACTTAACTAGGGACTTTACTTCTATATGTTCACAGGGAGATATTATATATCTAGGTACACCACAGAGTGTAGACAGTATATATAATGCTTTACCTGGACGTGGCTTTGATATACGTATATGGCCTGGTAGATATCCTACAGAAAGAGAATTAGATAACTACGGAGAACACTTAGCTCCTATGATATCAGAGGCAGTTAAGAAAGACCCGTCACTGGCAACAGGTGCTGGTCTACTCGGTAACAGAGGTAAGCCAACAGATAGTGTTATACTAGGAGAAGATATCCTAGTTAAGAAAGAGATTGACCAGGGAGCTGCTTACTTCCAGCTGCAGCATATGCTAGATACTAGACTTGCAGACGAAGCTAGGTATCCCTTGAAACTAAATAAACTAATCTTTATGAATATAAATAAAGGTAGAAGCCCTATACTTCTTAATCACCAACCGTCTATACATAACAGAGTACCGACTCCAAGTGACTATCCTATTAGAGACCCTATGTATATGTGCTCTGACTTTGGTACTGAGTACGGGGAGTTCACAGGTACGCATATGTATGTTGACCCTGCTGGTGGTGGACAGAACGGAGATGAGACAGGCTATGCTGTAACTAGGTTCTTAGGTAATAAGGTTTACCTGGTAGCTGTAGGCGGTGTACCTGGAGGACTAGAAGCTTCTGACTTAGAAGAACTAACTAGAGTAGCTGTTAAATGGAAACCTAATAAGATATCCATAGAACGTAACTACGGTAATGGTGCTTTGCAAAAAGTATGGGAGCCAACTTTATACAAGGCTATGAAGGAAGTAAATGCTGGCGTAGAGATAGATGACCCCTGGGAAACAGGGCAGAAGGAACTACGTATAATTGATAAGCTAGAGCCTGTTATAGGTTCAGGTAGATTAGTTGTAGAGCTAGACCTTATCCAGGATGACTGGGCTTCTGTGCAGAAGTACGCTGCTGTAAACCGAGCTTCGTATAGTTTCTTTCACCAGCTTGCTAAAGTAACCAGGGACCGAGGTAGTCTGTCACATGACGATAGACTTGACGCGGTAGCTGGTAGCGTAGGTAACTGGATAGACTTACTAGCTGTAGATGATTTGCAAGCGCAAGTGGCAGCAGAAGCACAACGATATAGGACTATGATGGAAGACCCGTTAGGAAACGGTAGACCTATTAATAACTATAACTCAATGTTCGGCTTGAATACTTTAAGCCCGAATGTACTTAATAATTTAAAACAACGATACTAGGGAGAACCCAATGTCTAAGAAAGACAAACCGACCCAGACTAAGCCAACTGTAAGAGTAGTTGGTACTAACTCTAATAAACTACCCTGGCCTCAGGATAACTCAGGCTCAACTCAGGAACTACGTAGAGGTGCTGTACGCGCCATAGGACGTATCATGGGTTCAGAAGATAATCTAAAGAAAGTACTAGAAACGCTAGAGGTAGCTAGGCTGTATGCTATAGAGCGTATGGAAGAGCAGCAAGTAGAAATGAAAGTTAAAGTAAAAGCAATGCAAGACCGTAAAGCTCTTAATGCAGAGCTATTGAAAAGTGAACTAAGACAAAGAGTAAAGTCTAAGAAGGCTGAGATAAAACGTGTTGAGTCTGAGATAAAGAAGTTGTTAAGCTAATGGACATAGCAGCATTCTTTGATTCTGTACGTCCCTTTATGAAAGACAGTAAGCTAACTGCTGCACAGGTAGTAGGCTTTGAGTGTCTTATAAATTCTTGTTTAGAGTCCGACCTTACAATGGAACAGATAGCCTATGTACTGGCTACAGCTTACCATGAGACAGGTGGACGCATGGAACCTGTACGAGAAGGGTTCTGTAAGACCGACGCTGGTAGCCGTAAGGCAGTAGCTAGGTTATATGAGAAGGGTGTAATAAGCGTAGACTATGCGTTACCACAGAGTAACGGTAAGAGCTATTATGGCCGAGGGTTAGTACAGCTAACGCATCTAAGTAACTACGCAAGCACAGGGCATGCACTAGGATTAGACCTGGTGACGTATCCAGACCTTATGCTAGACTTAGAGGTATCAGTACGCGCTATGATATGGGGTATGAAGACAGGGAGCTATAGGAATAAAAGCCTAGCTGATATGTTACCCTACGAGAACCCTACGTACTCTGAGTGGACTAAGGCTAGAGGTATTATAAACGGTGACGTAGGAAAGAATGGTCCTATGATAGCTGGGTATGCTACTAAGTTCTACACAGCATTGAAGGAGATGTAATGGGTATATTTACAACAGGCATCATAGGTGATGTAGTAGGAGGAGTGTTTGGTATAATAGATGACCTACACACTTCTGATGAAGAAAAAGCAGCAATGAAGTTCCGTATAACTAAGTTAGCTAGAGAAGCCGACTTAGCACAGCTTGCTGTTAATAAAGAAGAAGCTAAGAGTGGTAGATTATTTGTATCAGGCTGGAGACCGTTTGTAGGATGGGTATGTGGTATAGCATTAGCCTGGACCTTTGTAGTCTCTAGAGTTATACAATCTATTGCATTCTATATAGCAGAGTTCACAGGAACAGAACTAGACCTATCAGGTCTACCTGAGTTTGACTTAGGAACATTAATGCCCGTACTACTTGGTATGTTAGGACTAGGGACACTTAGGACCTATGAGAAAGTACAAGGTGCATCACGTAACGACATGACTCCTGATGGAGGCACTATTAGAAAAGGGAAACAAAGAAATGGCAACTAGGAAACCCCGTAAGGGAAAAGCTAAGGTCAAGATAACTGCTTCTGGTAAGAAGGTTAGTTACGGCCAGGCTGGTAAAGCCAAGGGCGGTGGCCCCAGGGTTAAGCCAGGTACAAGTAAAGGCGATTCATACTGCGCCAGGTCTGCTGGACAAATGAAGAAGCATAGTAAAGCAGCTAAGGACCCGAACTCACCTCTACGTTTATCACGTAAACGCTGGAAGTGCAGTGGTTCTAAATCGAGGAAGTAGCGAGGAAGTATTATGGCAGCCAAGAAAAGAGGATTGTGGGATAACATCCACGCTAAACGTAAACGCATTGCAAAAGGAAGTGGCGAGAAGATGAGAAAACCAGGAACAAAGGGTGCTCCAACACAGAAAGCACTAAAGAAATCACAGAACCCTAAGCGTAAGAAGAAGAAGTCTTACTAAGGTCTGTAGACATAGCCTAGAAAGCTCTGTAACGCCCGTGGAGAGCGATATGGACTTTCTAGGTATACTTGTATATTTATGAATTAGTGCTTCTCT